CTCCATTAGATTTTGAAACATCATATGGTCTATTGACCAATATGTCGGATCATAATCAAGCAAGTCTTTCACCTAGTATAGGTTTAAGAATTGCGATTTGAAGAAGAATGGGCAATCTATCGGTTGCTGAGGATAGGTCATATCCAAAGCAACAGCCTGATACATGAGACTTTGTCTGAGCACGTTCAAACGACGCGTTCTGATCAAAAGTCCCATCATTAGGGAGTGTCTTTAAAACAGCGAATAAGAAATCATGTAACGGTTTAAATATAGACTGAGTCCATATATCAACCATTGCAAAAATTCTTAATTTACCAGCAGCTTCTTCTTTAAATTGAAGTTGGCCAACTCCATAAGCTAAAATTGGTTTAAACCAGCTAAGTCCTTTATTACTAAGAAAGGGATAATTCTTAAAACTTTTAAGAAATCCTCCATTAGCTTTTAATAGACTAGCCGGCACTTGACCAGCTTTAGTTTTCAATCTTACAACGTCTCAAACATCTAATAAACTAATATTATTTGTTAAGACGAGTCACTCTCTAATAAATTTTCCGACTCCAGAAGCCTCTAAGAGATTTGCATCTCGAGAGATTCCTAGAACAGAAATTTTAGAAGAAGGTGATGAAGTTTGAAGGAGTTGTATTCTAGCTCTATCTAGATTTAATGGATGTTTCTCCATCTTTGTATGAATAAACTGTTTACTTAACAAAGTAAACTTGTCTAAAATACCTAAAAAATATGAGATATTTCCATTATATAGCTCAGTTATTGTACTAACTTTGGCTTGTACAGGGGCTTTAATGACCCTATATAGACCAAAGATAGACAAATATAATTGGATCACTTGAACAGAACCGCTTAAAATAGCTTTTCTGTCTCGAGTTCCAATCATAGCGGGTAAACCGCACTTAGCTAGTCTAGGAAGATTTAGATCAGGTTCAATTTCCCTCAGTGATGAGAAGGGTTGACCTGCCAACTTTCGTTGTATACTTAATTGAGCAGCCTTAAGATACTTCACAACGAAGGTAGGTCCATGATGTTTATTTAAAAACAACAAGTACTTACCAAAGTTATGAAGCATTCGCAACTTTGGCACTAACTTTGATCTTTTATGAATGCATAGTTTTATAATTTTAAAACCATACTTTTGTAAAAAATCAAGGAAAGCTTTGGAACTTTCCAGCGAGATCAATTTTTGGTCCCTGGAATAGGAAACCTTATTTATAAGTTTTGAGGGAATTAAAGATTTTTTAAATTTTTTAATTTTTCTCATTATAAATAAATAAAATTTTCCGCTGTTCTCGTGAGAGGACGGCAGATCTGAAGCCAGTGCTGAGGTTAAGAATCAATATCTTAAGCACCTCCAACCTTCTTTAAATACTCGTCCATTGATGTAGGACTTTTCTTACTTAATGGCAGTTCAAAGATAATTGAATACCAAAAAGGGATGTAGCTGTTAAAGGCTGAGATCCCAAACTCTGTGAAGA